CGGGCTTAGAATTATCATATTGCATGATCGGAAGCGTTCTAATTAAATTCTTGCAAGTGTTGACGAAATATAACAACGGTTTGTTATCTTGCCCGCTAAACCTCGCTCTTATTTGTTGCCAACCCGCCACCCTTTTATTGTCCGCTGATTGCCAGTAAATTTTCTCTTTGCTCATTTGCTCCGCGATTGATTCACCGCTCGAAACATCAAATATTGCAGGATCCGCAACCATATTGTCCATTTTTTCACCCTGTTGCATTTCCTTCGTATTTTTAGCAATGTCGCCAGCGTGCATTTTTAACCCTTCGTTTGCTTTACCTGTGCATCCGTAAAATTCGCGATAAATAATAATTGCACCCCTTGGAAAGCTTCGTTTTATACCACCACAATCAACAAGCGAGCCGTCCGACACTGCACCCCAAAGCACGCAAAAAGGCTTAGAATAGCCCCAATCAAAAGCACGAATTTTAAACCATTCCGGCGGTATAAAAAACGGCTCGACAATATGCTTAGTTTTGTCAAAGTTATCAAAATAAGCTCCATCGATGCAATCCCAATCTCCATCTAACATTGCGCGCGCTAATGCACCGCCCAAGCCTTCGAGTTTAGCAGCATAAAGTGGATCGTTTAAAGTCATAGTTGGATTATCAGCTAATTTAGCGGGGATAAATTGCCTAAACATTCCACCCTCACTATCTGGCATCTTTCTTATTTTCATTGGCTCACAGCCATCAATAAAAGTTTGCTTTACAAAATCATGTCCAACGCCCCCGGGATTTGAACCGCAAATAATTAATGGCAATTTTCCTTTAAATTGTGCTGGGACTACAAGCGAACCTAAACGGCACCTGCCTCTTAAAAATTTGTAGATTTTCTCGCTAAAATGTGTGAGTTCATCAATTAGCAGTATGTTAATTTCTGCACCCTGATATTTTGTTAAATCTTTCTCATGTTGACAATGGCATAGATAAATATTAGAGCCATTCCAGAAGCTTATCGCTTCATTTGTAATACTGCAATGTTTGGACTTAATAAAATCAGCAAGCAAAGCATTAAAACCACTTGCGCCTTCAATATGATTTTTTGCAATATCGGAAAATAAACGACGAAATAAATAAATTTGACAATTAGGAACTTGAAGTGCATATGATATCGCAATTAATCGCATTGCATGAGATTTACCACCTCCGGCCGCACCACCATAAAGTATCTCAGTAGCTTTACTAAAAAATAAATCTTGTTGGCGTTTGTGTAGTTTATTTGCCATTTATATTTTGCAAAATATGTTTAATTATTGGCACAGTAAAACTGTTGCCAAGAGCTTTGTATCGCTGTGTATTGCTTATGCCCTCACTGTAATTATCTGGAAAACCTTGTAATCTTTCGCATTCAATTGGTGTTAGTTTTCTTATATTATAATCACCATTTGGCAAATTAATTTTATATAAACCAGTTTTAGCTCCTCTACCTCCACCATTAGCCGACAAACAAACGCTTTTTCCTTGAATTGAATAGATTCTATCTCCTTGGCCGCCTTTATTTAGCTGACCTATTTTTATTGGTTCAGCTATCATGGTTCGTTGTTTTTTTTCTAATGTATTGTAAAATATAGCTCCATTATAACTAGCTGTTAAAGAATAGCTTTTTTCTTGCCAACAATTGCCACTCTCTATAATATCTTTTAATAAAATTCCTTTATCTTTTGGTTGTTTAATTTCAATTTTTTTATAACTACCATCTTTTTGTAAAGCCCCAACCCAATACAAACGCTTTCTCTGTTGAGCCACAAGTAAAGAGCTATTTATTAAAATAGGTTCTATTCCAAATAAATTATCAGTTATTTTATTTTTTGCATCATTAGACATTGAAGCAACATTTTCAAGAATAAAAAATTTTGGTTTAATTTCGTTTAAAATTCTTATATATTCATAAAACAATCCTGACCTATTGCCCTGTAAACCTTTTCTATCTTTTTTTGCTATAGACAAATCTTGACATGGTGAGCCACCTATCAAAAGATTAATTTTATTAATTTTAGTAGATCTATAGCCAAAATCTTTATTTTTCCAACTTAACCATTTATGACCATCTAATGGATAATAAACTACCTCTTTAACATCGCCAATATGAATAATATCTAGGTGATTATTTTTAGCTACTTGAATCGCAAATTTATCAATTTCTGAAGCATAATATTCGCATTCAATATTAAGTTCTTTTAATGCTTGTCTAGCTCCTGAAATTCCGTCAAATAAAGATAAAACTTTAATCATTGGAAACAATTAGTTGAAATATCGGGACCGTTAAATGCTCAATCTCATTCTTTAAACTAAACTCATCTTTTGCTTTTCTTTCAGCATACCATTTTGCGGTTGAAACATCGCCATCAATAATAGCTTTATTAATTAATTTTATTGACGCAATAAGTGGCGTTGAGCGATAATAATCAACTTTGTCGGCAAATTTAGGGTTCTTTTTTAGAAATTCATAATAAGTGTCTCTTGAGATTTCAGCAATATTGCAAGCATGAGTAATATTAAAACCTTCTTTAAGAGCTTGTTCAAGTTTTGCTACGACGCTTTCTGTTACTACCGTTGGTCTTCCAGAGTCTTTATATCTTTGCTGATGCTTTGTTGGGCGACCATTTTTTTTTCTGATTTGCTCCTTAATTGTCATTTCTTTTTAAACTTTAGCATTTTATTAAAATCATTAATTTCTAAATTAATCATTAACAATCTTTTTGGTTGTCTATCTTTCCTAGAAATCCTGCATTCAATCCTTGGTTTCCAAACACTATTTTTTAATTGCTCTTTTAAACTAGCAATTTCTTTTTCTTTTGCGATAAACTCGCCAATAGTAATTTCGGACATAATTTTTTTTATTTTTAACCAAGTGTTAAAAAGTTATTAAATTAGTTTGAATTGTCAAATACTTTTTTTATTTATTTTGATACAACCCTCATTTTTCTCTTGACATCATTTCCTTCAAATTAACTCTTATTAACTTCTAATAATCCACTAATTTAATCACATTCTAAAACACTTTATTCACAAATTATTTTTAATCTTTTTTTTATCATTGTTTTTAAATATCGCCTCGGGGCGTTTGGCGTTGTAGTCTTATCCCATTTTGAACAATCTTTAAAATAATTCATCTATTCGCTTGACATTGATAATCAAATGATTCATAATATGTTTTATGAAATGAATTTAATTTATTTCAAATATTAACTCAATTAAACAAAATATGACAAAAGCAGAATTAAATAAAATCTTAGAAATCGGATCAGAAATTGGATTAACATTTTTTGAAAAAGCTATAGAAGACGGTTGTAATTTTGAAAATGCAAAAATTATTGCATCTTTTGCATTACATAATCTTGGATTTAAAAAATTATTTATTGATTCATTTTTGAAAAATTTAAAAACAATCAACAATTAATATTAACTCAAAATCTAAAAATATGAAACAATATTTGCAATCCGATTTTATTAAAATCACCAAAAAAGAATATGATTCTTTAACCGATTCACAAAAAAAACTTTGCTACTCTACAAAACAAAAGGGCAAGCATTGGCAATATTTTAAACCTAAAACTTTAAACAAATAAAATATGAAAAAAACAAAATTACAAAAATTAGCGGCTATCAAAAAAAATCTTGAGAATCGTTTAACAAAAATTAATACAGAAAGCCACAGAATCCAGTGCATTTTGCAAGAATATAATCCTTTTTTTAAAAAAGTTGAATTTGCTTTAAATAATCATTGGACCTTTCATATTAATTTTAAAAGTTCAAGTAATGAACAACAAAAACAATATTGGCTTAATATGCTTTTTGATGCAAGAGATGGCGATGAAGATTCTTTAATTTTGCTTCGTGTTGAATTTAAATACAATGAATCTTTTAAACAAAAAACGGGAGCTTTCAAAAATGTATAAAATTTATTTAACAATCGCGATAATCGCATTATTTTGTTTTAAGCAATCGTACGAAGCAAAAAAATATAAAGTTGAACCTGTCAATCAACTTCAATTCAACGCAAAAGAACTTCATGCCGTCATTGCGGATGTTTGGAATATTAACAACTAATTTAAATTTTATGGGAAAATTATCTTTTAAAACAAAAATAAAAAACTTCATTAGCTCAATCGGCTGG